CTCTTCCGATCTAAAGTTAAAATCTTTACCGCTTTAAAGTGCTAAAGCGCGCCGAAATTTCCCCCAATATCTCACGCATTTTTGTGCACAATGCCGAACGTGCAAAATCGGTTCCAATACTTCACTACAGTAAAGTAGTGATGCAGTAAGGTCGATAATGTATACAAAGAAAAGGACTCCCGTTTCCGGGAGTCCTTTGTGTTATGCTTGACTTGTAAACTTGCGTTCGTTTTTAATCCAGTCAACGAACGAAATGTCAGAGAACTTGAAGCAATGCGTGCCGGAGTAGGTTGTAGTATATGGAGAGTTGAAACTAACTTCAACGGCGTCTCGATTATCCGACAAACCAACAGCGATTGTGGAAATACGGATGGTATCAAGTTCTGTTCCCGAACTGTTATAAATTTGAATAAAGGACGGGATTTTGAAGTTCGTTCGCCAAAGATCTTTAAAATGGTCAACGATGTAGGGTACGGTGATAGGGATAAAGATAGCAGATATTGTCGTTGCCTTGTTAAAATACTGCAGGATGAGGTTGTGGTTGTCGAAGTTGACGTTGTGAATCACAGCGTTTTCCGGATAAAGTTCATCCAGAAAAGCCAGATAGTTGGCATCCGTCACCGCCTGCGAGACAGTTTTGCCCGGGTGGTCAGTCTCCCAGTCGCCGATATTTGTATTCGCTTTATCGGCTGCGGTTTTTGCTTCGGTGATTTTGGCATCCTGTGCGGCCTGTTCCTGATTGTAGGTTGTTTCAGTAACAAATCCGCTCACGTCAGGGATAGCGCCGCTCAAACGGGTGACTTCCTGCGCAATCGTCTTGCCGGCATGCTCTGCGTTCCAATCACCGATAACTGCGGCGTTCGCGTCTGCTTTGGCAGCGTTTGCAGCGGTCTCGTTTTCAAGGCTGGTTGCGCATTGGCTGATGGTCTGCCCCGGGTGATTGGTCTCCCAGTCGCCAATATTGGTATTGGCTTTGTTGGCTGCGTTCTGCGCGGCGGTGATTTTGGCATCCTGTGCGGCCTGTCCCTGATTGTAGGTCGTTTCAGTGACGAACCCGCTTACATCGGGGATGGAGTTGCTCACATCCGTCACCGCCTGCGAGACAGTTTTGCTCGGGTGGTCGGTCTCCCAGTCACCGATATTGGTATTTGCATTATCGGCTGCGGCCTGTGCCGTGTCAACTTCAGACTTCAGGGCAAGTGTCGACAGATGCAGTCCAGAATGCGCAGTTGACGAATTGCTAGTATTGCCAATAACCACGGTGTTGTTCAAGGATTCACGTGTAACAGGCTGAGGCCCCTTGTCCGACAAAAAGGGTGTCGAAATAACGTTCAGTGCCTGATTGGTATATTTCACATTCAGTGTGTCCGCTGCCTGAAAAGTCGTCTGGTCTACTTTATGGTTCGCGATATCGCGCACCTCTTCCACGTCGGCTGCAATGGTATCGCAACGACCGTTCAGGGCAGTATCGGCATTGGCGCGTGCAAGTTCTTCCTTCTGCACTTCCTGCGCAATGGTCGTGTCCGGGAAAACGTCATCCCAGTCCGACGCATTACTTTCAAGGCTGGTAAGGCGGGCAGCATGCTTTGCGATTTCTGCCGCATTGTCAGAAATGTTTTTCGCGTTTTTGCTGATATTGGTGTTCTGAATGACCTGTTCGGCCTTGATGGCGTCGATATCCGTTTTGTTGGCAGTAATGCGATTGTTCAGAGCGGTATCGGCTTCCTCACGGGTCTGCGCTTCGGCGGCGTCTGCCGCCTTATAGGCCGCGTCAAGCTCAGAAATAGCCTGCTTGCGGTCGGTGGTCTCTTTGGCAATGGCAGCAGCGTTTGCGGCGTCCCCGTCCGCACGGGTCTGCGCTTCGGCGGCGTCTGCCGCCTTATAGGCCGCGTCAAGCTCAGAAATAGCCTGCTTGCGGTCGGTGGTCTCTTTGGCAATGGCAGCAGCGTTTGCGGCGTCCCCGTCCGCACGGGTCTGTGCTTCGGCAGCGTCTGCCGCCTTATAAGCCGCGTCAAGCTCAGAAATGGCTTGCTTGCGGTCGGCAGTCTCCTGTGCAATAGCAGCGGCGTTGGCCTGCTCTGCGGCCTTTGCGCGGTCGATTTCGGCGTTCAGACTGTTGATAAGGTCGGTAATGTTGGATTCGACAGTATCCAGACGTTCGCCCCACGCGGTCATGTCCTTTTCCCACTGAATGACCTTTTCGTTCCAGCCGTTAATCAGGTCGGTGAAACGTTCGTTGTCTTTCTGGAACTGCTCAACCAGCCGGGACAGGTCAAGCACGGTTTTCTTCAGGTCGGCGAACTGCGCGTTATAGGCGGACGTTTTGACCCAGTATTTCGTCTGTCCCTCCGGGTACGGGGGCAGCTGCGCGCCCTTCGGCACATAGCACTTAGAGGTGTAACAGTCGCCGTCATGGATGACGATAGTCAGGGGTTCATACTCGCGGTCGTCGTCCCACTCCACAGGGTCTGCGAAAATGGGGACATACCGTGCACCGATGTACATAGACGTGCCCCCCTTGAACGGGGGCGGCGGGCACGGGTGCGGGGGGCATCCGTGCGGATGGCAGCAATCACCACCCGGCGCGTGTGGTGCGCAGGAAATAGGGAAGTCATTGCAATTACAGTTTGCCATAATGAAAATGCTCCTTTCTTAGTAGTAAACGACCAAATGCCCAAACCCGGGTTTATCGGGGTCAAGCAGGGTATCAAAGTGCAGAAACTTCCAGCTTGCGGGGATATAGGCGACAAAATGCCCGTCATCGTCAAGGCCAAAGAACACAAACCGCACCATCTGATAAATGATATCGGTCATATTGGTGTTGACCCACTCAAGAAACGTATCTTTGGTAAAGTCGCCCGCTTTCAGCTTTGCAAAAAGCTGGTCAGTTGCATCTTTCAGCTGCGCCGTCAAGATATCCAGACCATCAAGGCGGGTATCCTGCCCGATGTCGTGCAGTCTCAGGGTTTCCGTGTTGGTCAGGGCCTGTTTGAGCTGGTTCACCAGCCAATACAGGTCATACTGGTAATGGTCACCGGGTGCAGCATACGGGGGCGATGTCTGAAAAATAAACGGGGTGCTGATATCGGGATTCTTCGTTTCGTCAGACATAAATATCTCCTTTCATAAAATCCCCCGCTTGCGCGGGGGTCAGTTAATGTTTGCCGTTCAGCTGCGCCAACAGCGCGTCAGCTTTGAGCGCATTTGTGGTGAACGAATTGTTCTTCCACCATGCAATCAGGGCCGCAACGGTGGTGAATCCAGCCGTCACCAGCTGTTCCAGCGTTTTGGATTCGATGGGCAGGGGGCTTTTGCCGCATGCGCTCAAAATTTGGTTGACGATGGCAAGGACAAGGACAAGGGTACGGGCAATAGTGCCTGCGGAAATGTGAAGGTCGTTCATGGTTTTTCTCCTTTCAATTGGTTGATATGCTCTAAATCATCAATGCGATGATTTGTGACTTTGATTTGTTCCTCAATGACGGGGATTTTTTCAGCAAAAGAATTGTGTTTGCGGACTTCCCGCGTCAGCTCTTCAATTTTCACGTCGGTGACGGCCTGCGATTTGCTGTTAGCAATCAAGACACCCGCAAGGGTCACGATTCCAGATACAAGAGCGGCAATAATTGCATCCACGGTCAAGCCTCCTTAATACACATCCAAACAGAACTTTGCGTGATAGTCGTTGGCGATTGCCATATACACGTCAAACAGCACGGTCTCGCGTTCGGCGTCAATCATCTGTTGTGTCGTGGTAACTCCAATATTACCTTGCTTAATCCAACCGTGGTTATACATGTCTGTGACCTTTTCTTTGCCCACCTCTTTAGCGTCCTCATGTCGGATATCGTGGGCTTTTGTTTTCGTGTTGGTCGTGCCTTTGGTCGTACCGTCCGTCTGGCTTCCGGTCGTCTGGTCTTGCTGTCCGTGGGTCTCAGTGTCAGACGTGCCGGTGGTGGTGGTGGTCGAATTGGCTACAGCGGTGGACGTTCCGGTGAAATCGGTAGTTTCTTTATGCTCTCCGTTTTCGGTGCTTTTAAAGGTCTCTTCTGCCACGGTGTGCGTCTGGTCGTCAGGCTGGTAATCCGGGGCATTTTCAGGGCTGATGTCACGGGTCACAGTCTGGTCAAGTTTCTTTGTGCTTTCCGTGGTCTTTTTGTCCGTGCCTGCGACTTCCGTTTTATTTGTGGTCGTGGTGGTGCTGGTATCGTCTGTGATAGACTTTCCTTCGGTCTCCGTGTGACCGGTTCCGGCTGTTTCGTCGTGCAGCTCTGTGCTTCCGGTTTCGTGATAGTCGCCGGTCGTCACCTGTCCCACGGTCTGCCCGCTCTTGCCGCGATTGACGGCGGTTCTGTCCTGCGTAGTATCACGGTCAGTGGTGCGGATATCGGTCGTCCGTTCTTGCACGTCGGTGTTCCAGATGGGATTGTATTTCAGCTGCGTGGTGCTATAGAGCTTTTCCCAAATGGGCATGCTTTCCTGCACCCAATACCGGATTGCGTCCACCATCCAATACGGGTCAGGCCGGTAAAGGGGTGCAAGGCCGTGTTCCCGCATGATGATATGAATAGCTAAATCCCTATTCATGCCAACGGGCACAGCAAAATCACGGAAAAGTCCTTCCGGGATATTGCACAGGAGTTTGCACGCGCGGTCGATGGCATCACTGTTTTGATTCGTGCTGTTCTGGTTCGTTACGCTTCCCCAGTACATCGGCATCATCTGCACCCCCTTCTTTTAGTTCTGGCGGCTCGTTAATCTCGATTGAGATATTGGTTCCATACATATCATTGCACACTTTTACCGATTCGTCAAGAGAAATTTTCCAGACCTCACGACGATTGTATGTTTCAGCGTCTGCGCTGGCACTTTCGTTCGTTACAAGCCGTTCCTTTTTATCGGGCTGCACTCGAATACCCAGTTCTCTGTAAAAGTCCTGCAACGTCTTGCGTCTCAGGTCGTACAGGTCAGGCAGGATGAAGTTTTTCGACAAATCGCGGTCAAACTGCATGATAGGCAGCTGATACTGTGCATCGGTCTTGTTCATGACGGGTTTTTGCAGCTGCCCGTTTACCACAATGGCGGGTTTGCCGTTTTCCAGCTGTTCAAAAATAGTTTCAAGGGTGCGGCGGTCTTTGTCGTCTTTGGCAATAGCAGCATATGCAAATCTGCTGTTTACTACCGCCTGCCGGATAGACATTTCAAGCTGCTGCATTTCGACAGCGTACTTTTCAATGATATCCCAAACCCCGCGATAGTCAGGGGTTAACTTGATAACAGCGCACTCCGTGCCGATTTCAAGCGGCCGGTCGAACTGGAAAAACGGGGTCTGCACCATCATGCCGCGCGGCTGGAACTGCAAACCAAAACCCGTAGGCGCGCCCGGCTGCACCACAAGGCCATATGTTTTAGAGTTAAACACAACGGCATAGCCCATGCGCAACAGCTGGTAAAGAAACGCGTCGTAGTCCCATCCGATTTGCCCGGGGCCTGCTTCCGGCAGGCCGTGAATTTTATAGAGCGCCCGCATGCGCTGGAAAAACGACCGCTCCCAGTAGTTGAGCACATCCGTACTCAGAGACGGGGGACGAAACCCACCGCATGCCTGCACGTCGTAGGTTCCCTGATAGCACTGATACATGGTATCACCTTTCCTTTCTTATTCGATGAAAACACCGCCGTCCATAGCGGCGTTAATATACGCGGTCTCTGCGCTGGTCGCCATAGGTGCAGCGACGGAAAAGCCGCGCGTCTGGCAATATCCAGCAGCAGGAGTGTCTATTTTCATCACGGGGTGTCCGTACATGCTCTGGAAATTCGTGTCGTCCGTGGGCGGGTAATACAGAAGAGTCAGGCACGCTTCCATGGACTGCAGCGCCGTTGCATTTCCGGTCATGCTGCCCGCACACTGCGCGACCGGGGGAATCATTTGCATAACAGCGCCGCCCAAAGACTGCATTGCAGCACCCATATTTTTACTGGCGGCAGACGGGTTTTTGTACAGCTCCCCGTGAATGGGGCCGATATCAATAGGAAAGCTTGCTGCGCTGCTCAGTGCACCGCCGCCCACCTGTAAGCCAATACCAATTGCGCCAATGGTAGCTGCGGCCTGATTGCCGGTCAGACTGATATTGCTTGCGCCAATAGCATACTGCGATGCAATATTAGCGCTGCCAACGTATACCGTGTATGTGCCGGCATCCACCTTAACAGAAATATTGCCGTCAAGAAACGAACAGCACCATGTGACGGTCAGGGCGGCGACGTTGTTAACCTTATCGACAGGAATAGACACCGTGCCGATAAACGGCACATACAGCAGCATCTGGCAATTCAACCGTTTCCAGTCAGAGACAGGCCACGGAATCGGAATCACGGTTTCGCGTTTGATTTGTGAATGCCCCATAACACCGCCAGAAACGCCGGTGTCAAAGTCACCCAAAAAGACGTTTTGATTGCTCTGCGGAATAACGCTGGCTTTAATGGGAATCCAGATGCATGAGCGAATACAGTCAACGGCTGCACCGCCGTACACAAAGTTTTTCGCAAGATACTTAATGGCCTTATCTGTGGCAGTGTCCGCGCCGCTGTATGTCTCTGTCGTGCTTCCGACACGGGAAACAACACCGCCTTTTGAATCCAACATAGGGGGGTACGTGTCCACGGTGTTTACCTGTGTCGTTTTGGTCTGCTGGTCAGAAATCATCTGCCCAAAATCGGCGGTGATATCCTGCTGAATGCTATCAATCAGGCGAGAAAGCGCCGTCTTGTTCATGACATAGGTGGTAACGCCCGAACTCTTGCCGACTGCCGACAGAATAAAGGCCCCCTGCGTACTATCAATACATTCGTCCGTTACGTCGAGTGCTACACTCGCGACTTGCGGACGCTGTGCAACGTTTTGGCGGCTGTCCTGCACGCGGTAGCTGTCGCCGGATGCGTCAAATTTGTTATGCCCATATACAATATAGGCTTTGGTTTTCTTGATGTCGTCCGCAAAAGTCGCAAGTGCATCAATGGTGCAGGAGAATTGCCAGTTGTTGGCATTCAGTGCGGTGATGTCCTCAATCCAGTAGTATGCGTGGGTCTCCTCGATGTAACAATAGTTGTACTGCGGGGAAATGTTCAGACTGTTCAGACGCACGTAAAACACCGGCGCTTCCATGCTACAGGCGCGTTTCATGTAAAACGGAAATTCGTCCGGCAGCTCAGATAACGCAATGCGTTTTGTGCTGTTGAGCCGTTTCGAGACCTTGCCCAGATGCGCATGATATCCGTGTTCGATACCTTCGTTATGGTCTGCCATAAAATACCTCACTTTCCTATAAAATAAAACAGGGGGCGGGGTTAGCCGCCCCCTGTACATTCAGTTTGCCGGGGTTATAATAGAACCTTTTACGGTTCGTCGGACATGAACATCAGAATTGCGTTCTGCGTCGGGTTCTGCGTGTAGTTCATTTTCCAGTGATGCTCCGTGTTGTAGTATTCGCCGGAAATGTTGAACGGGGTAGTATACACGCTGTCCTGATAGTAGGTAGTCGACATGGCCTTACGGTCATACAGCAGGCCAACAACATAGGACAGGGCGACCGCGCCACCCGTCACCTGTTTGCCGGTGTTCACGTCGAACTGCGACGGGATGCAGGAAATTGCGGGTTTGTCGTTGATGTTCTGCCAAAAATCGACACCTTCATAGTTGCCGAAACTCAGGTAGCCGGGGCCAAAGATGGCAGGATAGACCCAGCTGCGTGCGTCGTTGATAAGGGGCTGATACAGCAGCAGCTTCTGTTCGCTCTTCGGGGTGTGACGCAACAGGTGCAGCGTGTTGCCGCCGTCGTCGGTACATACCGGGGTCTGGTGATAAAGAACGCTGCTGTTCTCCATCAGGCTGCTTGTAGTTTCCAGCCACGACACGAAAAAGGAAAGAAATTCCTGCAGATGGGCGGTCAGCAAGTCGTGCGTGGTGTAGGTCGTACCACGGGCCGCGTTGAATGCTTTGGTCAGGTTCACGCGGCACTCTTCGTGGTCAGAGTTGTACAGCGCACCCATAAAGTTGATGACCTGTGCGCGGTTCTCTGCGGTTTTCCACCGCGCGATATCGTTAGCGATTTCGGTAGTCATAGCCGCAAGGAACGCGCTGAACTCGCCCTCACTGGTGAACGCGGTTTTAAGCTGGTTCCGAAACGTGGTGTAGCGCTGGTTCAGCACCTTCTGCCCGCCATAGAACATCTCAAGCGGATAGCGTTTCTTGATTTTGTACATGTCCACGCTGTTGCCGTCCACCAGAATGTCATTGTTCTGCGCGGTGTTGATGAATTTGGATTCATCGAAATCGCCAGAGAAGAAAGCGATTTCACGGACGAACAGACCCCACTCCTGCCGGTCGGTCTCGATGCTTGTAAACCGGCCTGCATAGGAACGGCTAGAAATGACGGTACGCGCAATCATATTAGAAAGCGCCTGCAAAGTTCCTTCCATGCTCTGGTCAAGACACATCTGGCCGACCTGAATGAAACTCGCGGTGTTGATGGCCTGAATGGTGGCGGTCTGTCCTGTAACTTCCTTCACCAGTGCATTGGCAATGGTGTAGATGTCGGTCGGACGAAAAACCGACATACCTTTCAGTTCCGGCATATTAGTGCGGGATTTTGCCATATTGTGCTCCTTTCTGCCGTTACTTTACGGCGCTAAAGTCAGGGCTGGCGGGCGCTTCCGCAGGCTGCACCAGCCCCAGAATGATATCTTCCACGCTGGTAACGGGGGCAGGATTCCCCACGGTTCCAGCGGTCGGAACGGTTTTTGCGTTGATGGCTGCGGTCAGGTCGGCAAGCTGCTGCGCCATTGCCGCCATCGGGTCAGGGGTCACAGGCTGCTGCGCTGCAGGGGCCGCGCTCTGTGCCGGGGCCGTGATGGGCTGGCCCTGCTGCGCACGTTCCAGAGAAAGCATCTGCTGCACCTGCTGTGCCGTGAATCCCATTTTACCCAGAGCCAAAATGTCGTTGATAGTCATGTGAATCATCCTTTCCACCGGCTCGAACCGGTTCTAACATCGACGTGTGTAAAAGTCTTATAAATGCCAATGCCGCCGCTGTTCCCTAAAAAGATTTCAGCTATCGCGGCGACTTCGGCGGGGGTCTTTGTGCGGACAGGCCGGTGCATTTTGTCGTAGTGACCTACCCAGATATCTGCAGCCAGCCCATAAAGATGCTTGCTGTGGGGTGCGCTGCCTTTCTGCTGCCGGTTCCAGCTTGCAGTGCGGAACCCGCTGTTAATGTGTACAGCGTCGCCGCACACCTTGCGAATGTTTTCCAGCAGTTCAACAAGTCGGGAATCGACTGCAACAAAGTCCTGCCCGTCTTTACACTGAAACTCTGAAAGTTTAAAATGCTCAGACAATCGGACATTGCCGTCCACGCTCATAAAATACACGTTTACCATGAATTTCACCCCCTTTTCTTGTTTCTGAATGCTCCGACTACTATTGACCTCTTGAAACCCGTTCATTCGGTATGCGCCTGCCGGAACACTCAGAAACGCGGGGGCATGGAAAAGGAAAAGCCAGCCGCGCACCCTTCCGGGGTGTTCCTTTTGTGCGGCTCCCCCGCTCCTTAAGCATACACCCTTTAGTCCTTGATGTCAAGATAGTTCCGGGTTTTGAGCAGCGCGGGAACCGACGAAAAATCAACCTGTCCCAGACATATCATTGAACGCAATTCAGGGTGTACGGCCTGCAGCTGCGTTGCTGCCTGCGGGCTGCTCCCGTAGTGCTCCCTGCCGCTGTGGGGACTTTCACAGATGTAATAGTGCAGTTCGTCCATTTGGTAGGCATACAGCCCAGCAAATGCAAACAGGGGCGACATGCCTTTTAAACTGCGCGGACGCACGTTTTCAAGGTTATTGTACACGAATTGGTTTTCCATTGCCATTTTGTAAAAGTCGCCTTTTCCGGCAAGATGTTTCATTAGTGCGGTTTGCTTGCGGCGGTCGCTGATACGGTCACTATGGGGCATTGCGATAAAAACTCCCGTATCGGTCATACACCATTCTTTTCCGCTCCTTGACATTTTCGATACAAGATCGGTGCACCCCAGCTGTTCAAGAATCGAACTCGAAATGTCAAACGCATTCGCCAGCAGCCACATTCGCAAGGGCGGCTTTCCGTCTAGCTCTCTGTTTCCGCAAACCGTAACGTATGCATTCAACAGTGCTTCTCCTTCTGCCTTACGTTTTGCAATGATTCTTTCAGGGATAAATTCATCAAAAACAAGATCGGAAAACGCACTGCCATTAAAGCCGCGAATGCCAGCAATTGACGGCAGCGCCATACCAACGGCTCGTTTGTGACCTATGTGCCACTTTTTACGCCCGTCTTTGTCCTCTTCGTCTGTGTATTCAATATCACCGATTGAATAGGAGATTTTGCCCGCCTTTAGAATGCCGATATCATAGCCCACGGACTGCAGGGCATTGAACGGGTTCAAATCCGGGTCAGCAGCGACGGCCTGCAGCTCGTTCACGGTACGGCGCATGTAGAGAAAATACTTGTTTTCGTCAAGCATATACTTTAATGTGCCGAACGTTTTACCAACTTGACGTTTGCCAATAATGATATTGCACCAGCAACCTAAAGCGGCGACGGATGGGATATTCACCCAGCCGTCGCCGGTATACAGGTCAAGCGCAATATCTTTGTTGCGCTTGTTGCTCATGATTACACCTCAACTTCGCTTGCGTTCGTGTCGTATGCTTTGCGCACGGCATCCTCAACGGCCTTTGCGGCATCGTCGGCAAAGTAGACGCGGAAATTGTCGTAATACTTGCCGTCCTTACCCTTCTGTGCGCTGGCGCTGATGAACGCACCTTTCTGGCCCTCAACCAGCCGCATGCTGTACAGGTCAATGCCGTACAGGCGCAGCGTGAAAGTCAGACAGTTGTCTGCAACCTGCCGCACGTTGCGCACGACGGCATGCAGATTGCGCAGCATGCCCACAGTGACGCGGGGGCTGTCTGCGTTTTTCTTCTGATAGGATGCGTTGTTACTCTTTGCGAATACCATAATAATTTCTCCTTTTGTCTGTCAGCTTATGTTCCACGTGGAACAATTTTACTTTGTGGTGTTTGCTGCGATGGTGCGCAACAGGTCAATCATGGTGTCCTGCTTCTGTCCGATGGTCTGCAGATGGGAAATTGCGGTGGTCTGATTCGTCTTGACTTCCGCCATCTCATCCACAAAATTCTCGAAAAAATCGGTCAACTTTTCAAGCAGTGCAGCCAGCTTGTTGTTGATATCCTGCATATGTTCGCCCCCTTTCAGAACATCCAACGAATAAGGAACTGCAGCCCTGCAGGGGTCGCACGCTCCGGATAAAGCGCGGTCGGGGCTTCCGGGTAGATGTCCGCAATGTGATGATTGTATGCCTGTAAGTAAACATACAAGTCAGCAAGAGACCTTTCCCCGAAAGCGTGCGGGTCATACGTAGGGGCGAATGGGAAAGCCTGCCGTGCTGCTTCCACCAGCGCGGGGCGGGGCAGCGGCTGCTGCGCTGCAAGATTCTGCACCGCGTTCGTCAGCTGGTTTGCAGGGTCGAACACAAGCCCGATGACGTTCCCTGCAACATCTTCCCAGATTTCAACCTTTGAAATACTTGCCATGTTGTTTCCTTTCTGTCTGTTTGTGTTTATTATAACCCCGCTTTCGCGGGGTGTCGGCTTAATAAACTTTAACCTCTTCCGATATGATTTCATCTCCCTTGCGATAATAACGCCGAAAATGGGAGTCCCCGTATTCATCGACGCTTCTTTCATATTCATAGCGGCCTACTTTAACATGTCCGGTTTCTATCAACTCGATATAATGGTCAAACTTAAGAGTTGCTTTTTTCATTGTTATTGTCCTTTCTGTCCGTCTGTATTGGTGTTGTTCGTGGGTTTCCCACCACTATAATACCACATCGGCAGCGCCGATGTATGAACAAACTATGAACAATTTGTGAAACTATCAAACCGATATATCACAATCCATTAAAAGGCTGCGTTCATCCGATACCCGATATTCACGGTCAGTCATAACGACCCACGACGCAGAAACAGTGGGCTTTGCAAAGTCCGTTCGGGTTCGTATTGGTTCATCATGGTATGTCAGACATTGACCGCCTGCGGGGGATATCAAAAGACCATCACGCAAATTGTCAATACTGCTATCAAGGGCCTTGACACCCGCTTTCTTATTCACACCCGCAATGGTGCTTTCTATTGTGCCATCGGCATCGACACAGGCATAGCACTTTGCGTGCAGAAAACGAAAAGCCTGCATGCCATACCGATTTTGCGGGTGTTCGTCCTCTGCGACGCCAATATAGACTTTGCTACCGTCTTTCTTTTCAACCACGCAACCCCGCAACACGCATTGCGCACGAATAACAGCGTTGTAGTCGTCAATAGCAGATTGCTTTTCACCTTCAAATTTGCAGCTATCTGTGTCCCAATAAATAACCTTCTCCCATCCAACACGTTTAAGCATATCCCACAGCTTGAGACGGGACAATGACGCAGTCCACAGACCCCACAAAAAAGGAAATTTCTTTTCTTGTGATTTCTGTATGTCGGCGTCGTCTTTGCTCTGCAGATTCATAATCCAGCTCTTATGCGTGCATTCCAGTGTGTCAGGGTCGCAACCGTATTCATCACGCACTGTTTTCTGCGCACATGCACCGAAAATGGTGTTGACGCAGATTTTCGCAAAAGCATAATCTGGACTGCCTTTCTCTGATTCTTTCACACGAAACTTTTCGTAAATCGTTCTACGAAAAGAATCCGGCAGGTAGTCCAGCCGAAATGCTACGCTTTCCGCTGCAACAATTTTATCATAGGTATACCCATCAACAAAACGTTTGTAGTCGTTTGAATCGCAATACCAGAAAAGAGCATCAGCCCCCAGAACACGCCCATTGTCAAGCTCGTCAAGACCCGACACATCGGGACATTTGCTGAAAGACACACAGGGGTCGGGACATTCAGGCTTGCACCGGGGATTGATAATGCAAAGTTTTGCTATCCAGCCGTACCCGGCCTTGATGAACTTTTTCAAATCCGACTCCGGCAAATCTGCGGGCAGTGTCACAGGCGCACCTGCTGGAAATTTCCACAAAAGCTGCTGCGACGGGTGCGCACTTTTGAAGTCATAAGAATTACAATTTGTGTAGGTACGACCCGCACGCCAGCGCGTTCCGTGGGTATCACCACCCGCCATGCAGTGATACGCAAGCGCCATTTGTTCACGGTCAAGCTGCAGCGCCTTGATAGCTGTCATACATCGTTGGTCGGGCATGATTTCCTTGCGCACTACTTCAATGACCATTCCTGTATTAGTGTATGGAATGGTTGCCTGATTATACCCGTGCTCTGCTTTCAGGCGTTCGATTGCTTCGTACAAACCCAGAACATCATTGACACAGTACGCAAATTCTGTATCTGTCAGCGGTGTATCAGGGGTACGATATACAGTATAATCAAGGTCGCCAGCAAGTTTAGCGTGCTTGCAACCTTCTGTCGCTCTGGCAAGACTTTTTTGGAACAGCTTGAAACTGTCTCGAAATTCAATACCATTATCGAACCTCAGATACAGAGGTTTGCGGCTTTTCGTATAGAGACTATCGGCCAGACCCCAGCGGGCCGTTAACAACTGCATTATATATTGATGTTCATAGCCCAGATTGTGCACGTACAGCACAAACCGGCTCTTCTCATTGACCCCCCATTTATCTACCAAAGTTTCAAGCATTTCTGCCCAGTCCTCAAAGTAACGGGGGACAATGACCTCGCCGCCTATACAAGTTTGCCAGCTATAAGCAAAGCCGTCTGTGTCGGTGTTCGTGGTCTCAATATCAAATGCTGCTGTTACGTCAAGATAGCTTGACGTGTATTTCCGGCCTTTAGTGCGCTTGACTTTTCGCGGACACACAAGACGCGGCAAATATTCAGCTAAACATTCGCTCACAAAAACGCCTTGCGATTTTCTCATTACATAATTCTCCTAACATAATCAAGCAGTGCTTGACCTTTTGTCGTTTGGTCGTCCCTGTCTGCTATTATGATATCTTCCAACACATCCGACTTGTTTCCGGTGATTGCGTCATAAATTTTATCACTATCGAAAAGTTTTTCGGCGGCTTTGGTGAAAAACTTCTGCACCGCCATGTCCCATTGCTCTTGTGTGCCCTTGAAACCCCGCTGCACTGCGGTCTGATACCGTGCGTCTTTGATTGCGCGTGCACCAGTAACGGTGCTACTTTTCATTGTCATAAATTCGCGTAACTGCAAATACTGATGCTTGAGCGTCGAACGGTCAGCGGTTTCTTTGGGCCGTTCATTGAAACGCGGCTTGATTTTTCCAGGCATCTGGCTTTGTGCATACTTGTACGCGCCTGTTTTCGCCGTGTTAATAACGTCGCTTTTTTCCAAAGCACGCAAGCGCTGATTCGCGGATTTTGCCGCCTTGCGGATGACCTTCACAAGCTCCGCGTTTGTGAGCTGATTCGGGTCAGTAGCATCAGGGCTGTAATAGGCCCATGGTTGCGGCGCGTACTTTGGTAAATGTTTAGCGCTTCGTGCCATTATTTGTACACCTCAATTCTAAAGCCGTCTCGCGTCTCTGTCAACACACACTCAGCGGCCCCCGCCATGCATGTGCGGATGCACTCATAAAATTTACGAATTTCGCGGGGGTCTACATACAAACAGCTTGACGCGCGCCATGCATCTATATTGCTCTGATAAACGTACATGTGACATACTTTAAATGCCGCCTTGTTTCTTGTGGTCATATTTATTATATCTCCCTTCTTTATGCTGCCAATGCCGCAACGCATTGCGATACTCAATAAAGCCTTTGTCTGATGCATACGCGGTCAGAATATCATGCTTTTCATCATATCGGGCCGAACGGATTTTAATGTTCTGCCCGAAATCACCCAAACGACTAAAGTAGTCGTTCATAATCTCACCCCCGCCCCACAGCACGCGGCAGCGGGTCAGGTGGTCGGAAGTGCCAAAAGTGAACTTGTGATAATCTTTCAGTGTCATACAATTTTTCATCTTGTACACGCTCCTTTCTATACTTATTATAGCACAAGCGGCGTGCATAGATGTTAACAAATCATGAACATTTTGCATCACTACTTTACTGTAGTGAAGTATTGGAACCGATTTTGCACGTTCGGCATTGTGCACAAAAATGCGTGAGATATTGGGGGAAATTTCGGCGCGCTTTAGCACTTTAAAGCGGTAAAGATTTTAACTTTAGATCGGAAGAG